TAAGAGGGTTAAGACTAAGCTTGGTTACTTTAGGCCGGAGCCAGAATGAAATCGAAAGGAAACTTATGGATTACGTTACGAACAAAGTGGGCCAGAAGCGGCCTTATGGGTTTAAGTATTCACCACAAACAGGGATGTTTTATCGAAGTAGGATAGGTTCGGTAAAAAATACAGTAGGAAAGCTTGGGCCTATCTATAATAAAAAACATTCTTACCTATACTTCTGCGTTATAGAAAATAAAAAGTTAAAAGTGTGGAAATTGCACCGACTAGCATTCATCTTCATGAATGTATTTATAAAAGAAAAAGATAGAAAAACAATAGTAGATCACATTAATGGTAATGCCCACGACAATCGTTGGTGCAATCTTCGTTTAGTGGATAAACGAGAGAATGACCAAAATAAGAAATCGCATCGAAATGGAAAACTTGTCGGAGCAATTCAAGATAAAAGATATGAAAGTTATTTCAAATCGCAGATAAGAATAAATAATAAAAGATATTATCTAGGTATGTATAAAACAGAAAAAGATGCCCATGAAGCATATATGCGTGCTTTAGAAAACTGGAATAACGAAGGTATTCTGCCAGAATGAAATCATTCAAAGCACATTCCACCAAACAAGAAACTGTGCTAATATCAAAAAAGCGAATAGTTATACTAACTTGCGGCGTGCAATTTGGCAAGTCATTATCGGGTGTTGTATGGTTGAAACAACAAATGCATACCTATACAGATCCATCAGACAACTTCTTGGTTACATCCCCGACCTACAAGATATTAGCACAATCAACGCTTCCACCATTCATGCAAGTTATGGAAGGGTGCGGTACTTTAGACAAGCAAAATTATGTGTTTAGAATGAATGGCGGTGGTTCTTGTTGGTTCCGTACCGGGCAAAATCCCGATTCTCCCGTAGGAATAACTAACGTAAGAGCGATATTATGCGATGAAGCTGGCTTATATACAAGATATTTTAAAGACAATATTTTCGCCAGGGCATCGTTTAAACAAGCACCTATTCGCATCGTAACTTCCCCATACTCACTAAACTGGCTCTATCAAGATTTCATTCGTCCATGGATGAAGGGGGATCCGTTTATTCATGATTTATGCGATATAGTCCAAGCCACATCAAAAGAGAATCCCTACTTCCCTGATGAAGAATACGAGCAGCGCAAAAGGACGATGGATCCGCGTAGATTCAACATGATCTACGGCGGCAAGTTTGACAAAGCCGATGGCTTGGTTTACCAAAACTTCTCGCTTGATCGGCATGTTTGTGAAGTGAAACAACTCGAGCCAGGTACTCAATTCTACGGCGCTATCGACTGGGGCTACACAGATCCGTTTGTAGTCATAATCCGGGCTATAGATCCCTATGGCATGCATTACGATATCGGTGAAGTGTGTAAACCAGGCTTAACACTTAGCGGCATGATAGATAACATCCGGCGCCTTGAGCATGGCCTTGGCATAGTGGGACAGGTAAAGAGGTACGAAGCGGATCCTTCCAGGCCGGACTATATAAACGAGCTATGCAGAGCAGGCATAACCTGTGTTCCGGCGAATAACGACATACGCATGGGCATTGATCTACATTATGAGTTGATAGAAAGCGGTAAATACAAGGTTTTTGCTGGTAGGTGTCCACATCTTTTAGACGAATATGAGTTGTACCATTACCCTGAATTAAAGGATTTGAAGCCAGACCAGGGACAGAAAGATGAATTGCCGGTGGATAAAGATAATCACGCGATGGACTGTGGAAGGTATCTAACTTGTGCAACATATAAACGGTTTGGCCATACAAAAAACAGGTTTGTTACTCATACGCAAAGAGAGAAGGAAAAGAGCGTATTTCAAGATTTGGAAGCTGCTGGACTGCGTAAGAAGAAAAAGCTTGTTAAACCAACTTGGCTTTGAGAAGCTTGATATAACATGTAGTATACTCTCTAATGAGACTGCCCTTGCGGGCTTTTTTTTTACCATATATACTGATTTGTTTTCAAAATACCGATCTTGATCGGGAGGACGTTACACACCAACCTACGTCCTTTTTTTTATCCTTGCCGCAATCAACTAAAACCATTAAAATAATAGACATCCTCGTTTTCAATTCATGGAAGTATTGAAGGGTTTATTGGTTATATATAACATCTAAATAGGTGTAATATATGCCAAAATACCCTTATTTTTGCGCTCATTGCGATCGCACATTCGACATTATAAAGCCATACAAAGAAATAGATAGAAATGAACAGTGCGACTGCGGTGCTGTTTTAGATTCATCCTGCCGCCGGATTGGTGGTGGGACATATTTCATCGGCGAGAAAGTAGAAGACGCAGAATATAACCCAGGTTTGGGATGCATCGTTAAGAGCAAAGCGCATCGTCGGCAGATATGCAAGGAGCGTGGCCTTATCGAAGTGGGCAACGACTACGATCCTGTCAAACAGCAACGAGATATAGACAGAGCAGAAGCAAAAAGGTCTGAAGCACTAGCAGAAGGGATTCGCACATGCTTGAACTAGCCAGTAACTACGACGACTACAGACAATCGCAGAAATCTTCGGATATGCCGGATCAAACGGACGAAGAACTAGCGCTAGTCAAGCAGACATTAGACACATTCTATAAGTTTAAGCGGTATCGTCAGCGATATGACAAGCGATGGCTTGACTATTATCGTTTATTGCGCGGTCAACAATGGGATTTCAGGCGTCCAAAGTGGAAAAATAGCGAAGTTATTAACCTTCTTTGGCAAACTATCCAAAGCCAGATTCCTTTACAAACAGATGTCAGGCCAAGGTTTTCTTTCCTTCCCCAGGAGCCTAGCGACAGAGAATTCGCGGAGATCCTGGACACTATATGCGAAGCTGATTTTGAGAAAAACAATTGGCTCAGAACTGTGTTTGAAGTGATTTTCGATGGATGGATATACGGCATAGGCTATTCATCTATGCATTTCGACCAGGACGCAGCTATGGGCATGGGTGCTGCCGTTTATGCTTCTGAGGATCCGTTTTACTGCTATCCGCACCCAGACGCAAATGAGATAAATGATGGCGAATCGGAGAAGTTTTTCTATGCCAGACCAATCGAGACTGCAAAGCTAAAGAGAGCATTCCCGGAGAGAGCAGAATACATACGTCCTGACATCTTCGACAGAGTGAAAAAAGACCGCACAGACCTAAAGACATTCTCTCAACAGTATTTCAACTCTGACAGGGATTTAACAGAGGGCAAGTGGGGAACCCAGGATGAATGCAGCGACGATGTGCCGAGAACATTCGTAGTGGAATGCTACATGAAGCCTACTGATGTTGAGGAAAATGAGGAAAAGGAAGAAGGCAAAGAGGAGAGTGAAGAAAACAAAAAGTACGTTGTCAAAAAGAAGTATCCAAACGGCAGGTATATCGTCATAGCTTGCGGTATGGTGCTTCATGACGGGCCATTGCAGTACGAAGATAACCTCATTCCGTTCAGCAAGTACAATAATTACATACTCCCCAGGGAATTTTTTGGCGTCTCAGAAATTGAGCAATTAGAATCTCCACAGATCATATTTAACAAGTTTTTGTGCTTCTTTTTGGATTCTATGGCGCTCATGGGCAATCCGATATGGATTGTTGATAGCAATAGCGAAGTGGATACCGACAATCTTGGTAACATACCTGGTGCGGTTGTTGAGAAAAATCCAGGATCAGAAGTGCGCAGGGAAGCAGGAGTGGGCGTTAACCCTTCTGCATTCGCTTTATTAGATCGCATGATAAACTGGTATAACAACGTAGCAGGGCAATCGGGCGAATTATCTCAAGGCGATGCTCCAGGTTCAGTCACAGCAGCGAGCGCCATCGAACAACTCATACGCATAAGTAGGACACGGGTAAGACAAAAGCAGCGTAACCTTGACGGATACATGAAAGATGCCGGGATCCAATACATGAATCGGGTACTAGAATTTTATACAGTGCCACAGATTTACCGGATTACTAACAAAGATGGCTCACAGATGTTTCGTAAGTTTCGCATCGAAAAAGACGAAACTGGACAGCGCAAGGCTATCGTATCTGATTTTGAGGAAACAACGTC